GATAGCACCTGTGTTGTTTTTAGTTTCCATTTGTTAATCTTTGTTTAAAATTGTTAATAAATAATTGATAGTAACTACCCACCCCCACACCACAGCAGGGGTTAGTAATATTGTTAGTAGGATAATCATACGATCCTATCACTAGGCCATACTATCTCCTCACCACACACCTCTAGTGTGATAGCTTCTGCATACTCTAGGGCTTTCTTAGCCACATAGTTAGGGCTTATCCCTTGTTGGCTTAACATTAGTGCCTCCATAGCCACTAGTATAGCCTTCTCTTTAAACTCTTCTCTTTGTATCATAATTGTGTTATTAATTGGTTAAAATATTCTCTACATTGTTCTACCCTCACCTTAATCTGCTCTATCACCTCATCATCTCTTTGTATTACAAAGGTCTTTACTCTTTTAGCATCAGGGATATGATTGAAGCTGTGCTGCTTTTGCACCTGGTCTCTAAGATCTAAACTCTCCTCCATTAACCCTAACTTATAGTGAGCACTCTTTACCTCCTGCTCTACTATGGCATGGGGTGTATTAGTAAGGCAGTAACATAGCAGAGCTTCCTGCTTATCAGTTAGCCACATATAACCCTGCAGTTGGTAGTAGTAATCTTTGTTAGGGCATTCATTAGGTTTGTCGAACCAGGGGAAAGTGCTGCCAGTAAATGAATTTTTCACATCTATAAGGACAGTATCAGTAACTACATCAGGAGTACCTGTTAGCCAATCATTACTAAAGTTCTCCTCATTTTTAAACAGGAAGCCCCTATCTATGACATCCATTACAAAGCTGAGGCACATATCCTCACACTCATTGCCCTTATCAGTATACTTACTAGTGAACTCTTTACGTATCCCATAAACGTGTGCCAGGGCTAAGCCCTGGATATACGTCTTAGTTGTTTGTGATAGCACCTCCCCTTTAGTCTTGGATGAAGTCATTATCTTACCTATAGCACTGCATCTAATTTTCATATCATAGGGATTAGCAACAGTGAATTAATCTGAACATCTGTAAGATCAAAGCTATCCTTTAACTTATCTACAGTAAACTTCCCATCAGCTATAGCCTTAACAGCCTCAGCAAATCTCTTAGCATCTATCTTAGGCTTAGCAGTTGTAGCTATGTGCCCATCATCATCTGTGGCTTGCAAAGTTAGCAGGCTTTGGATAGTGTACCTCCTGAAATAAGAAATTTGACTCCCCTGTTTTTGGGCATCTAAGCTAAGATCTAAAGCCATACAGCTACTGATACTAAAGCCAGTGTAGATGCATACTATCTGAGTGCATACACTACCACCATCTATAGGCTGTAGTAAAAGTAGATCATGCTGTAATAAGATAGGCTCAACAGCTTCTAGGATACTATTGATATCAGCATAACTCTTTTTGAAATGTGGGTTAGTAGCATTCTTATGTACTTTACCGATTAGTTGTTTAGCTTGGTGAAGCCTCACATAGAAGGGAGCAGGCTGCTGCTCAACCTCCTTAGGCTTTACAGCCCTTGTAGTTGTTTTTTCCATGGTTAGTTAATTAATTGTTTACAAATATAGTAATTATTATTCTATTTTAACATTATTTTCAGAAATTATTTCTCTTAGCTTCTCCCTCACCTCATACATCTCCTCTTTACCATTGTATTTGTACTCACTTCGTAGCCACTGATCCATCTCATAAAGGGCATGATAATAGTTGAAGCCATTAGTGGCGTAGTTAAACTCATCCTGATCTTCAGGCAGGTAAAATTCTAGTTTTGCTTTCATAGTTTAGGGGCTTTCTATTGTGTAATTTTCGTAAATATATATCTTATCTTTGAGCAGCTTATTCTCTTCTGCAATCTTTGCATATTTTTTATCATTTTTAAATAACAAAGCACCCATACAAATTCCAAGTATTAAACCTATTGCTATATTTTTCATATCATTTCTATTTTATTAATGGGGCAACTTTTACCCCTTATCCTTTTTAGTTTTGTTTTGCTATTAATACTTAAATTCAATACTTTACGCTCATTTTACTTAATTTGCACCTGTTTATACTTCGCCAAAAGTGGTTAATTTTGGTAGTTTTGGCTAAACATATCATACCACTCCACAAAATCATCAAAGGTTTTGCTTATGATATAGATACCTCCTGCAGCTTCTATCATTAACTGATATTGCTTTTGCACCACTGACTGCTTATCCTTACCTATCTTTACTTCTATCTTTACAGATCTACCATAAATAGTAGCAGATATATCTGCAGATCCTGGAGTACCTGTGCCCTTGGTCCACTGCCCTGCAGTCTTAGTGCCATCGGTTCTATATGACTGCCTGAACACACCCATTGTATTAATCCTTTCAGCTTGGTGCTTAGAGAAGTTAAGGAAGTCAGTAATACATCTAGTCAGTCCATTAGCTGTAGCATCTGAGTACTTAGTGAATGGAATGATGTGCCCTGGTGCTGATGGGTACCGATAGCTCATGTACCTCTCTTCGAGCTCATGCAGTCTCTGTTTGTTTAGTTTGTTCATCGTTTATATATTTTAAGTTGCTTTACAAAAACAATCTGTATCATAATCAAATAAACTAAATTGCTCTTTTGATAATTCGTGTAAATCTTTTGCACTTGTAAAAGACCTTTGTGACATTTTAATTAATTCCTTAATGCTTTTATTTGTTCTTAAATCAAACCTTGGTATTTCTTCGGAACTATATTTTTCTTCCATTTCAAGCCACCATTTTGCACTTTTAGGATTTTCTTTTATAATAGTTAATCTTTTTTTTAAAGACTTTTTAAAACATAAATCACAATTCCCTTGATAGTCTTTTAATTGTAAATCAAAATTTTGCCTTTCCCACCAATTACGAACAAATTTACTATCAACTTTTAATTCATCACATAAAGGATAAATTACTTTTTCAATTTCTGCATTTACACTTTTTCTATGAGATTCATCTGATCTTATTCCTACTACTTTTATTATCTCATAACCTTTATAGTTATCACGCAAATAAGAATCAATAGGTCTTTGCTTTAATTCTCTTGTGCAATTAGAAGCCATGTTATTTGGCAACGGATATTTTTTAAGCATCTGTTCAAATGGTTCACCATTTCTTGAAGCCGTTTTATAATTAACTATTTTATAAGTTGTACCTTTTCTTTTTTCATCATTTACAAATGCTTCTAAATACACTAAATTTAAATTAAATTCTTTATCACATTTATCTGCAAATATTAAAGTTTCTTCTCTCTCTTTACCTGTGTTCATAAAAACAAAAATAGAGTCTTTATAATTAATATTTTCTTTAATATACTTAGCTAAAAAAGCAGATGTTCTACCTCCTGAAAATAAAACTACATATAAAGATAATTTGCTTTTTATAGTCATATCTTAGTTATTTTAAACCATCTACCTACTGCACTTCTCCCCTTGTCGAAGTGATACCCCTTAAACTTACAGTACTCATTAACCATCTTTAGATACCTTTGAGCATTCAAATCATGCCATCCACCTGTATATGTTTGGAAGTCCTGAATAGACACGTTATTATAGTGCAGTACATCCATTGTGATATTACCCTCTATAGCATAATCATAAAACTCCTTATTAGTAGAAGAGATAAACCTTTTATCATTAGCATTGATAGCTACAGCCTTAACTAAGCCCATTGATAAGAATTTCTGCAGGTTACTGATCATATAGTTGTCAAAGATTAACCAATCTACTACAGTCCAGCTGTCAAATAATAACCTACCGTACTCATCTAATGGGTTACGTTGAGCATTGAAGTACTGATTAAATTCTATTTCGTGCCTTCTCCTATCATGGCTACCACCTGCACCACTTATCACATAGTTGGTAGTAATAACAATCTTAGGGCTCCTTTCAAATGGGATAAAGATCTCATCCTTATTCTTTCTGTTCACTGTTATCCCTTCTGAGATAAGTGAGAATAACTGCTCAAAATCAAAGTTCTTTTTAACATCATCAAAGGCCAGGATCTGACTATCTAAATTTACCCTCTGATATACAAAATCAGACTTTTGAGGGTTGAATGCTTTACCATCTATTTTAACTATATTTCTAATCTTACCTATAGCAGTTAGCACTAAGCTCTTACCACTTCCCCCATTAGGATTATCATCTATCTCCTGATCATTAAAAATGATAGCCTTCTGATCTGTTTTATCTTTGTAGGTATGGAGTAGATATCCTAGGGTAGTCTCTAAGGCATTCACCCTCTGCTCATCATCAGCTGATACTTTGCTTACAAAGCTCTTAAAATCATTTTGAATAGTCTTAGTAGGTTTGTAATCTCTATCAATGATTTGCCTATCCCAAATGTACCCATCTATATCAATGTAGGGCACAATATCTATCTTATCCTTAGTAATCTTAACTACTCCATTACGATAAGGTATAAAGCTCACATCTTTAGTATCCTGCAGCATCATTAATCCGATAGGCTCTAGCATAGATAAGTGACCATCTGTAAATAGGTAGGGTGATTTACTGCAGTAGTTCCATACATCCACCTGCTTCTGCTTCATAAGATAAGCCAGGACAAAATCTTTAACCTGGTCCACTGAGGATAGATTAACTTTGTTCTCTATCACCCTCACAAATGTAGGTTTTTCTGATCTCTCAGGATAATACTTATTAAAGCCATACTTGTATAAGAAATCTCTATACTTCATAGGATCTACACTAACAGCTTTCTTATCACTAATAGCCCAAAATACATCCTCACTATTAGCTACATCTTTTTTTACATCCTTAACCACATCAGGCTTAATGTTTAACTGCTTAGATATATCACCAGGGGAGATAC